CGGTATCTGTTTCGATACCAGCGCATATTCCAGCGGTAATCGTAACGAAATTACCCAAAAAACAGGAAACTAACTAGGCGAAAAATGGGGTCGTCGACCCCGCAACAGATGCCGCCCCATCCCGACAGTACCTTTTCAGCGACCGAATCGATCACGACGCATGATACCCTGCCACCCAGCAAACTTATCGCGCGTGACAACGTCCTTCTCGCAGGGCTTCTTGCAGCCTTTGCGCCCTCGATGGCAGATGCACACCGTCTTTCCATTGACGATCTGCACCCAGACAGGAATCTTCTCTTGTTCTTGCATCGTTTATCGCCTCGCATCTGTACGGATTTGACAGGGGATTGACTGCATACCCACTCAACCCCTACGAAGAATTACCGGGGGCTACGATTGTTCTGCGGAGAAAACTGCATCTCCCTCCTTGATGAACATGACGTGACCGCAATGCTCACAAACAACCTTGGCATACTTGGGCGGCTTCTCAGCCACGCTCAAAGCAGACGCTTTGGCACGGTCAACTTGCTCCTGCGTGGTGATAGCAACATTCTGCGTTTCTTCCTTTGCGGCGTTATCCAGATAGGCTTGGTATCTGGCGCGGCGATCCTCTTCGGATTCGCCGACCACCCCGTCATCAAAAAGAGCATCGGCGTCAAAATCGTTGCTGGGGGCTGGGAAACCGAGGGATTCAAGGTCGAAGTCGAAGTCAAGGTTGAGCATATCGATCTCGTGGAGCAGCTCATCATTGATCCACTCAGAGAATTCAGAAATGCGGTTGTCGGCTAGGCGGTCGAGCTTGATCGTTTCCTCGTCTGCATCCGTCACGACGCAGGGTACTTCCTCCATGCCGAGCCGAATGGCAGCAGCATAACGGGCGTGACCTTTGACGATAATACCGTTGCGGTCGATGACCAGCGGCACGTTGAAGCCAACCTTCGGGATGATCTCAACGAGCAGGTTGACGGTCTTATCGTTCTTCCGGGGATTGCGGACATAGGGCTTGACCTCGGAAATTTTCTTCATCACGATTCTCTTAACAATCTCCATCCGTGCCAGCCTCCTTTCGATACTTCTGAAGCTGACGCGCCTGATTCTCGGAGATCGCAGCGCGTGTGAATGAATTGTTTTCGTAGAGCTTTGCATAGCCGGTGATGTGCTTGAGGCGCACCAGTTCCTCCGGCTCCAAGCCAAGCTCATTGCAGACCTGTGGATCGGTCGCGCCGTTCATCAGCATCTCCATGACGATATTGGACATACCGTTGATGGAGTGCTTGCCTCTGGCGCGGTTGTGCCGAACGGTCGAGGCCATGAGGTCGTTCATAGTCTTGCCGTGAAGCACGACACAGGGCAGCTTCCCCTCACACGATGCGTAGATGTCTTTGAATCTGCGCATGATGCTGTATCGGTGGAAGCCGTCGACGATAACATAGCGGTCTTTCTTTTCGTCGTAGATGGTAACGATGGGCTGCGTGTAGCCATCCGCTTTGACGGAGCGATAAAGCAGCTTCATCTCCTGCGTGGCAACACTGTTGGGGTTGTAGTCGTTTGCGTGGACCTTTTCAATGGGTATCCACTCGACCTGATGAATGGGCTGATCTGAAATCATTTCTTACTGCCCATATATTGCTCAAACTGCGCGGCATCGCGTTTGCGGTAGGTGGGAGCCTTTTCCCGAATACGGAAACGGGAGCGGGCGTTTGCGTTGTTCGTGCCGTCAATATCATTCAGGACGATCTCTTTGACATGGACGCGATACCATTCGTCGCCGGTCTGATTCTTCCAGCGGTTCCGGCCTTTGGACTGATATTGAGCTTACGA